GTTCGATGCTACCGCCCCTGGTGCTCTGGTCAAGTTCGCCTCCGTCATGGAGTCGATCCTGACCCCGCGCCAGCAGACATGGCATCAGGTCAAGCCTGCCGACCAGTATCTTCTCAAGGATCGCCAAACGCAGTTGTGGTATGAGGAGGTCAATAAGCTCCTCATCCGCCATCGCTACGGGAAAGCATCGTTCTACGCCTCACAACAGCACGAAGTCTATATGTCCCTTGGGGCATTCGGTACGGGAACGCTGTTTGTTGATAAGTTGGCCGATCAGCCAGGCCTTCGTTATCGCGCAATTTCGCTTGGTGAAATCTTCTTCGAGGAAAATCATCAAGGGATGGTCGATACCGTCTATCGCTGCTTCCAGATGAAGGGGCGACAACTTCTCCAGAAGTTCGGGAAGAAGGTTCCGAAGGACGTATATGACCAGTACGCAGCAGGCGAGGACAAGGATTACGAAATCATCCATTGTGTTCGCCCGCGCAATGATCGTGACCCGCGACGTATAGACTACAAGGGGATGCCCTATGAATCGCTCTACATCTGCAAAAAGCACCAGCAAGTGCTTGATGAGGGCGGTTTCATGTCCATGCCGTATGTCGTGTCCCGGTATATCACGATCCCCGGTGAATGCTATGGTCGCTCACCCGCGATGCAGGTTCTACCCGCGATCAAAACCCTGAACGAGCAGAAGAAGACTGTTCTCAAGCAGGGCCATCGTGTCGTTGATCCGGTGCTTCTGGCCTACGATGACGGGGTTCTGGACTCTTTCTCGCTCAAGCCGGGCGCCATCAACTACGGCGGCGTAAGCGCAGATGGTCGCCCATTGGTGCATACTCTCCCGACCGGGAACATCGCTATCGCGAAAGACATGATGGACGATGAGCGCATGGCGATCAATGACGCCTTCCTCGTCACTCTGTTCCAGATCATGGTTGAAACGCCGCAAATGACGGCGACTGAGGTTCTTGAGCGTTCCCGCGAGAAGGCTGCGCTGTTGGCCCCGATCATGGGTCGCCAGCAATCTGAGGCGCTTGGCCCCATGATTGAGCGTGAAATTGATCTGCTCCAGCAACAGGGACTGCTGCCACCCCCGACCCCTGCCATGAAAGAGGCCGGAATCGCCTCTTACCGGGTCGAATACGATTCTCCGCTCTCGCGTATGCAGAAGGCGGAAGCCGCATCGGGTGGCTTGCGTATGTTCCAATATGCCTCCGAGATTGCTGCCAACACGCAGAATCCTGCGCCGATGGACTTCTTCAACCTTGATGTGATGATTCCTGATCTGGCTGATGCACAAGGGATGCCTGCATCGTGGATGCGTTCGCAGGAAGAGGTTGCTGGTATGCGCGAAGAACGTAATCAGCAGCAGGCTCAACAGCAGATGATCGAGGCCGCGCCTAGCATGGCGGCGATGATGAAAGCCACTGGAGAACGATGATCGAAAAGCTCCGCGAGTTCCTGTACCAACGCAGGAACGCATACTGTCGGTTGTTCAAAAACGAAAGCAAGGACGCGAAGTTAGTACTCACTGACCTCGCATCCTTCTGTAGAGCGCACGACTCTACTTTTCATCCAGACGAAAGAACTCAGGCTTTGCTGGAGGGCCGGAGAGAAGTTTGGTTACGCATCCAGCGACACCTTCAACTGACCGAAGAAGAACTTTGGTCGATCTTCCACAAAGGATAATCATGGATACCAATATCGCCTCCACCGACGGTGGGAACGGCGCTGCTCCGGCTGCGCCTGTAGAAAATACTGCGTGGCATTCCTCGTTTGACCAGGAGACCTCTGGCTGGCTCGAAAACCGTGGCCTGACCAAGTTGGATGAGAAATCTGCCATTCCCGAACTCGTCAAGGGATTCCGCAATGCGGAGAAGTACATTGGCACTCCTGCCGAGAAGTTGATTCGTGTTCCTGATTGGGACAAGGCTGACAAAGTTGAGCTAGATCAAATCTACACCAAGCTCGGTCGCCCTAATGACCCGAAGGAGTACAACCTTCAGGTTCCTGATGGACAGTCGCGTGAGTTCGCTGATTGGGCGCAGGGCATCTTCCATGAGGCAGGTCTTTCGTCTCGGCAGGCTGCTGCCATCACGAACAAATGGAATGAGTACATCCAAGGGTTCCAGAGTGGCGAGGCTGAGAGTAAGGCTGCGGCCATGAAAGACCAAGAAGCAAACCTCCGCAACGAGTGGGGTTCGGCTTACGACAAGTACGACAGTATCGCAGCTAACGCAATCAACAGCCTTGGTCTGAAGGATACGCAACTTGCGGCTATTCGTGACTCGCTCGGATTCGACGGCGCAATGAAGTTGTTTGCTTCTATTGGCGAGAAAATCGGAGAAGCCGAGTATGTGACCGGAGAAAGTCGCGGCTCCAATGGCCCGATGACGCCGAATCAGGCCGTATCGAAGATTTCGCAGCTTCAGCAAGATAAGGAATGGGTATCCAAGTATCTCGCTGGAAACTCGGAGGCGAAGGCAGAAATGCAGCGTTTGATGAGAATGGCGTACCCGGAATGAAAAACTCAGAGGTAATGCTTGAGTGCATGAAGCTGGGGTTAGCACTCACTTCGCCCACGGTGTCCGACAGGACTGACACTGTTGTCAAAACTGCGAAACTGTTATACAGTGAGTGCATTGCGATGGATTCCAAGAATCCAGAAGCGGATACGTCAGGGCTGAAGCCTCGCGGCAGACCGCCCAAACCCCGCGCTGAATAGCAATGTTCGGCCCCTCCTAAAGAGGACACGCCAAGGAACGCAACCGCCTCAAAAGGGCTGCGAACTTTGAACTTAACTCTTTAGGAGGACATCATGTCCCTGAACATCCCGACTCATTTCGTACAACAATACAGTACGAATATCTCGCTTCTGCTTCAGCAGAAGGGTTCCAAGCTCCGTGGTGCAGTCACCAACGGCTCGCATGTTGGCAAACAGGCTTCGCCGGTAGATCAGTTCGGCACCCTGGAAATGCAATCGGTTACGTCGCGCTTTGCGCCGATCAACCGTTCCGATGCGCCTACCGACCGCCGCTGGGTTTTCCCGTCGGATTACGATCTGGCCCAACAAGTCGATTCGTTCGACAAGCTGCGCCTCATCACCGACCCGTCGTCGGCTCTGGTTCAGACCGCCGTCAATGCCGCTGGTCGTCAGATGGATCGCCTGATCTGTGCTGCCTTCACTGGTTCCGCCAAGACTGGCGAAACTGGCGCAACCTCGACCGCCTTCACTGCCGCCAACGAAGTTGATGTGGCTGTTGGTGGCGCAAACTCGCGCCTGAACGTTGCCAAGATCAAGGCCGTTCGGGAACTGATGATGTCCAAGCATATCGACTTCGACATGGAAGAGTGCTACATCGGCATCACGGCTGCCGATCATGCTTCGCTGCTGAACGAAATCCAAGTTGTCTCGACCGATTTCAATAGCCGCCCGGTTCTTGTCGATGGAAAGATCACCCAGTTCCTCGGCTTCAACCTGATCCACTGCGAACTCATCGAAACTGCCCTTGCTGGCACGAACGAAGTGACGCTTCCGGTCTGGGTCAAGTCTGGCATGTACCTCGGCGTGTGGGATGACATCAAGAACGACGTGTCGCAGCGCAAAGACCTCCAGGGTCAGCCGTGGCAGGTCTATACCACGATGACCGCTGGTGCCACTCGCCTCGAAGAGAACAAAGTGTTCGCTATCGAGTCGTATCGTTCGTAATTGATCTGACAGGAGAAAAATCATGGCAGTTGTTACCGTAAAATCCACTCAGATCACGAACCGTGATGCTGTGCCAGCAACGCTGTCGAACGGTCGCGTAGATGGCGGCATGGTTCGTCATGCCCGTGGTGTCGTTGCTGTAGCCAACGGCGACTCCGTCTCGTCCAAGTATATCGCCTGCTCTATCCCGTCGAACGCTGTGGTTATCAGTGTCCGTGTGTCGGCCCCCGACATCGGCACCACGACTGCGGCTGACGTTGGCCTGTATCAGACGACCGCCAACGGCGGTGCTGTGGTTGATGCCGACTTCTTCGGCTCGGCTGTGGCGCTGTCGTCCGGCCCGTACCTGAAGACTGAAGTCTCGCAAGAGTCTGGTGTCTTCACGCTGGCCAACGGCGAAAAGGCGTTGTGGGAAGCCCTTGGGCTGACCGCTGACTCGAACCGTGACTACGACGTTGCGCTGACCCTTACGGGCGCATCCGATGCCGCAGCTTCGGTTCTGGTGGAAGTCGATTACACCATCTAAGGGAATGGGGGCTTCGGCCCCCTCCTTTTTGAAAGGAGCCTGACATGGCTGACCGTTTCTATTCTGTTGTGAAGGGTGAGCAGATGGCTCACATGGTCACTGAAGGCAGTTCGACTTCCTCTGAGGCGATTGAACTGCGCGTCAATGATTCTATTTACACGAACAAGCTCGATGTAATCCTTGGCCTTCAAGCGATTGTGGATTACCTCCAGGCTACCGAAACCTCTCCGATTGCTTAAGGGGTAGATCATGGCTGAACGAGCTTCTACCCGTACAGACCTACAGACGGGCGTTCCGGCCTGTATTATCGGTTGGTCTGGGCTGCTCAACGGAGATACTGGCGCTGCTGTTGAGATGGTTGATTACGCCGATAAAACTTGCACCATCATTGGAACTTTCGGGGCTGGTGGTTCTATTACAATTCAGGGGTCGAACGACAATTCCAACTGGTTTGCGATGACTGACGCACAAACACAAGCAGTCACCAAGACTGCTTCTGCGATGGAGTTGATTGTCGAAAATCCGCGCTACATTCGTCCGAGTGTTACTGCTGGTGATGGAACTACTAACCTCACTGTTCAAATTTGCTGCCGTAGGAGTGTGCGATGAGCGACATGACCCTTACACAAGCTGCTGATGAAATCCGCAAGATGCTCCGTGGTTTTAAGGCTATTGAGCAAGTGTCTGATGCTCTCGAAAGAGTCGGTTCGATCCAGAACGCAGGGAAAGAAGCAGAAGCCCAACTCAGCGCACTCAAAGCCGAAATCCAGAAAGCACAGGAAGAACTGACGCTTGCCAAAGCGGATGTTCTGAATGTCAAGGACGAAGCCAAGAAGGTTGCTGCTACTGCCAAACAGAAGGCCGAAGAGAAACTTGATAAGGCCGCTGAAGACGCCGCGAAGATCATCGCTTCCGCGACTGATAACGCCAAAGCAGAATCCATCAAGGTTGAGATTGCTGATCTGAACGTGAAGAAGGAAGAAGTCGCCAAGGAACTGGCTGACCTTGAAGGAAAGATTGCCAGGGTCAAGGCACAAGCAGCGAAACTCGCCGGAGCCTGATAATGGCGGTAACGTACAGCAACGCCGTTAAGGGAAACATGGCTACTCAGGTCATCAATGCCATTGACGGCGGCGCTGGCGCAGGGTACATCGAAATCTGTACTTCGGCTTACGCTGCTGTGCTTGTGACAATTACATTAGCAGACCCTTCCGCCACACAGTCTAACGGACTGATTACGTTCTCAGGGTTCCCAAAGTCAGGCACTGCCGGAAACACTGGAACTGCCGCTATTGCGCGTATCAAGGATTCAACT